GTCCATAACAAGCGATTCGATCTGTGCTCTTTCTTTGTTCGGGTGCCCCGAAGAAATGCCGATATACCCGGTCTCGTCTGCGGTAAGCTCGAATGCGTCCGCAACGTCGCCGTTCATTGTCAGATAGTAGAGAATAAGATTCTGTTTCGCCGTAGCGATAATTGTTCCCTGAGTTATGCGTGAACTCATAATAAGAGTACCGAGACCCAGGAAATCTTGTACGTAGTTAAGACCAAACACTGTCTGCGTGGTAATGCTCGCTTTTTTGAGATAGTCTGCCGCGTCAAGCGGGTTTACAAAATAAACCGCCTCTGCACTGTCGTCCTCAAACTTGACCTGAAGCTGCCCCCAAGCCGCCGCAAGCGCCGACTGAAGATCCTCTCCTATGACAGAAGTCTCCCCGGTTATTGTACCGTTGATGAAAGAAAAGAATGATGTTCTGAGTCCTGCCTGAACATCCTTGAGAAGAGCCGCATCTGTGTCTCTGACCGCCGCTTCGTATCCGCTCTTTTTTATAGCCTCCGCTGATACAGCTTTTCTCCATTTGTTAAGCGTGATCTCTCCGACCGCCTCTTTTGTGGTTGTGTACTGCGAAAGGGGAATGATCTCTCCCTCTGCAACTGCGCCGCTCTGCAGCGTTCCGCTTGTCTTGTAAACGTAAAGAGTAGTGCCCTCCATCATTGCGACCTTACGAGTCACACCGAGGACTTCAAGCAGTTTGGCGAGCGAATTGTGCGTAAACTGCGAAACAAAATCAACCTCGCGTACCTTCGCCATCTGCGCCGCTTTTATGAGATTGGTCTGAGCATCTGTGGTAACGTTTGCCATTTAAAACCTCCGTTATATCCCGAATAATTCGTGATTTTCGGCAATCGCTTTTTGCCGTTCTCCGGGATCTTTAATATTCATTATTTCTTGTTTTGTCATCTTTGTGGGTGATGTTGTAGTGATCGGATTTGCGACCGGTATTCCTCGTTCAACTTCTTTTACAATCAGTCCGCTGTAATCGCCGTTAATAAGATCGTCAAACACCTTTGTGTCTTTAATGCGATCTCCGTCAAGCTCAACACCGTCGATTTCCGACCGTGCGCCGCGCATTGCTATTTCAAGGTTTTTTCCTTTGATGTTTTTTGACTCAAAATACCGCCTTGCCGCTGATTCTTTAGCCGCTCTCGATTCTCTCGCCTCTACATCTGCCTTGTATTTAGCAAACGCCTCTTTTTCGCCCTCATACTTAGCCTTGTAATCGCCCTGTGTTGCCTCCGCATTCTTTTTGACCTCTGTCAACTCGTCTTTAAGAGGGTCAACAACACCGATGTGAAGCGCAATCAGTTGATTTTCAATCTCGTCATTACAATGCTCGCCAAGTATGCGGCGAATTTCTGATCTTGTGAATTTTGCCATAAAAATACTCCTCTTCTTCGGCGGCTGTTCCTTGCCGTTCGTATTCTTTTATTTTATGATAACATAAATTTTTTTTATTGTCAAGTCTTTGATATAAAAAATGTTTATGTGTTTAATGCTGCTTTCATTATTTCTTTATAATGTTCGCCGTGATTTGCTATGCTGTTTTTCATAAAATGCGCCTTACCTACTTTGTGGGCTACTAAATCCCTATATTCAACCGGAGCCGCATATGACACGTTTGTGCCGACATAAAGCGTGTTTGCTTCGGGATTTGCCTTTGTTTTATATTCCTTCACATCTGCGTCCTGTGTACCGTCGTGGTGTTTGTTTGTATTTGCCTCGCTTTGATAATCCGTTATTGCAAAAGTAATGCTGTTTCTCAACCTTCCCGTATCTACCGGGCAATCTTCTTTTGCATAGCCTTCTGCTTCTTCGCCAATAGCCTTTAATCCTTTTTGCACCTGATCTTGTAATGCCGCCAATACCTCTGCTGAATAATCCATCATTGTCAACTCAAAGGCTTTACTCATTTTTTCGCCTCTCTTTCTCTTCTTCGATCTGCTCTTGATGTATTCCTCTGTCTCTGCCGTGATTAACATATGATATACTTCCGTCTTTTCGTTTAAATCCGATGATGTGAGTTCTCATACTGCATCGGCAATTATAAACCTCCTCAGGTTCTCCGTTCGGATCGCCGGGATATTCCAATCCCTTTAAAAACTCGTCGTTTATATCAATCTCTTTGCCGTCGAGCGCTAAATGACTTTTTCTCGTTCGTGAGTCGGGCGTTGCGATCCATACCTTTTTTTGTACAACACCTTCATCTTCAAGTTCTTTGTAACTGTCAAGCCGTCCCGCATTTTCCGCGCCCGTGACCATTGTCCGCGCATTGCGTATAGCCGCTTCTACGTTGTAATCAACAATCGGGAAGATCCTTTTAGCGATCTTGTCCATGCTCTCGCCCTGTAAGATCCCCTGCAAAACAGACGAATTGAGTTGCCGAGTATTCCACCGTTTGTCTTTCGGTATGCTTATTTTTTTCTTCGGCAATTGTATTTTGCCTTGTTTTATAAGCCTTTGCACCGTGTTTTCATCGTACCCGGTAAAATTAATGCCTAATTTTACCGCTTCTTCGCCGATCTCGTTAAAATGGTATCTATATATATTTGCTATTTCTCCGTTCAAGTAAGCAAGTGCCTGTTCGTTGGCACTTGCAATCCTTGATGTAGTGTTATCTACCATTACTCGATATCTGTTATCTTGAAACGTTATATTGCGCTGCGCCGTTTCTAAAGCCGTCTTCGCCTGCTCTACTCCTACGCCTGTTTTTAATGCCCTATCATAAGCGTTTTGGAGCCTCTGCAAACGTTTTGAAGCGTTCGACATATATTTGTCCCATTCAATCTCAATGCCGCCCTGCGCCTCTTTATATATCGCTCTGATCCGTCTCTCCATTCGCAACAGCTGCTTGTCTGACCATCTCATAACGCGCCGCCTCTTCTTTCAATCTGTTTTCCCGGATTGTATCTAATTCATCGGGCGACAAAAACGGCAAATGCTTTCTCACCGTCTCTTCGTCAAGGTACTGCGCCGCCGACAATACCGCGTTTGTCTCTTCCTGGATGTTGACAATGCGGCTTCGCTTATAATTCGGCATATCCTCAATGCCTTGTAATTCCAATAATCCGTTGATCCAATCCGTAACGCACATCTCAATCAGATCACATTTAAGATCGAGATTTTCATATGCCGCTCTTATCGCCGTCGCCGTTGTGCTTCCTGCCACAATACGTTCGACATCAAGAGCCATTGCGTCCCGATATAGGCTTTCACGTAGTTCTTCAAGTCCCGTTTTTCTCGCTTCAAAAGGCACATCCATTGTGTGAGCCTGCGCCGTTGATCCGTCATCGTCAACAACCGCCGCCCGTAACAATTTCATGTCTTTTATAAATTTAGCAAGGTCACCGTCTGTCATACCTCCGGCGTTAGTGATCGTCCAGTAGAAAAACGACGCCTCGTCAAGATCGTTTGCAAATCCGCTCTGTATCAAATCGTATGCGTCTATTTTTTCTTTCAACCCCTCAAGCGCCGTTTGATGCTCGTCGTTGCCCCATAAAGGCACGACAGGAAATCCCTTGTAATTACGCTGATCGTATACCTCTTCTCCTGTATCGCTTTTGCGCACCACTGTTATATAAGGTGTTTTTTCCCTCAATACAATGGGATCTTCGCCTTTTCGGAAAAGATATTCGGTCACCCCGTCCGCTTCAAACAGCGTCGCTCTTAACGGCTTACCGGATGCCAATCTCCAAAACCTTATACCGGCGTGTAAAAGTCCGTCCTCTTCGCCATAAAAGGGAACAAACTCCAACGCCGTAAACACCTTGACCTTGTTTTCGTTTAAAAAGCCGTATGAAACGCCTCCCCAACGAGCCGATTGACAAGCCTTATACGCTTGTCTGTCGAACATATCGCCGCCAAGTGCCTCTTTTGTTGATTCTTCTTGAAACGTCACACCGTTGCCGAGAAGATGAGACACCTCTTGCTGTATAAACAGTCGGTAAAAGCTGTTTCTTAACTTGTAGTTGGCGCTGTAATTATCCGGTATAGCCTCGCCCGTTTTCTCGTACAAAAACTTTTGAAATTGCATAATTGTCGTGTTCTTTTTGCAATAGTAATTGTATGAGTCTTCCGCATTGCGGTACATCTCGCTTGATAAATAATCATTGATTGCCGTTAATATAAACTCGGGGCTATTGTTTTTTCGTAAATCTTCGTATGTTTTCATTTCACAACAAACCTCGTTTTTTCTCTACCACCAACGCAAAACCTTTACAAAACCGACGCAATTATAAAGCGTGTCAAGGCTTGTTTTGTTGATTTGATCGGCGCGTTTTTCATGCTTGTGCCTCCCAAAAATAAGTTACGACGCCGTCAGCGACAGTCGCTTTCAGAACGAATGTGCCGTCAGCAGTCGGCGCAGTCGGAAGTTCAGCCGGAATAACCAGCGGGACATAGGAAT